AAGAGTTAAAAGTTTCATTAGAAGAAGCTGAAGTTTTATTTGAACAGGAATTTGAGATAGGTGAAATGACAGAAGAGAAAGCCCAAGTCTTACCAGAAATTTTTGATACTAGAAAAGAAGCAGAAGAAAGAGCTAAAGTTTTAGGATGTGAAGGTGCACACGAATATGAATTGAATGGTCAAACATATTACATGGCTTGTTCAACACATGAACAATTTGAAAAAGCAATGAGTAAACCAGAAAACGAAGGTAAAGCTTCAGAAAATATTAAAAAAGAAAAACCTATGAAAGATAGGACAAATTTTCCAAGCCCTGGTGATGACCAACAAGTATCTATTTCTAATTCTAAATATAAACAATTTCCTTTTGGTTATGCTAAAAGTTTAAAAGAAGATTACCCAGAAATATGGAGAAGAGGTGGTAATGGTGGTAACCCACCAACCTCATTTACAGGTAATGATGCTTTTAACAGATGGAGTAAATATCAATCTGGAGATAGAAGTGAATCAGTACTTAGCTGGGTTCGTAGAAGAGAACGCTTTATGGGAAGACATCAAAACAATAACAGATTAGCTGGTGTTGTTGCCGCGATTAAATGGGGTGGTGTTCTTAACATGGGAGTTCCTGCAATGAAAAAAGTTATTAGTGACCAAAAAAAAGTTGTTAATGCTAGAAGAAAAGAAGCTAGAAAACTAGCAATAAAAATTGCTGATGAAGTAAGTTCTAAAGCTGTTACTTCTGCAATCTCTAAAGCACTAGATAAAAAAGTCGAAGACCATAATTCTAGTAATCCAAAACATAAGGCAACAAAGAGAATGTTAGTATCAGTTTTTAACAGGGGTGTAGGTGCTTATAGAACTAACCCTAGTTCAGTAAGACCAAGTGTTAATTCAGAAGAACAATGGGGATTAGCACGAGTTAATGGGTTCTTGTTTGCTTTGAAAAACGAGAAGTTTAAGAGAAAGCCATACGATACTGATTTATTGCCTTCAAGCCATCCACTCTCATCTAAAAAACAGATGGCTGAAGTAGATAATAAAGTAAAGAACCCAGACACACCTTAAGATAAATACCACGCATTTTAAAGACTTTTGTTAATGTTTATACTATATGCACCTAAATAAATCTGTTAACAGTTTATATAGGAGATGCACTCGTGAGTGAAATTAAAAATATCGACTTAGAATTTAAAGCAGACGGTGAAGGTAAAGTTTCTGCTGTTTTCTCAGTTTTCAATACATTAGATAGTGACGGCGATGTTGTCGTTCCAGAAGCTATCAAATCAGGATTTAAATCAGGTTCAGTTCCAATGGTATGGGCTCATAAATGGGATATGCCAATTGGTAAAGGTGAAATCAAACAAGATGGTGATAAAGCTACTTTTGAAGGTTCATTCTTTATGGATACCGAGTCTGGAAAAGAAGCATACAACTTAGTAAAAGCTATGGGTGACTTACAACAATGGTCATTTGGTTACAGAGTTAACGATAGCGAAAGAGGTAAATTCAAAAGCAGTGATAAAGAAGTTGATGCTAGATACTTAAAAGATTTATCAGTATATGAGGTATCACCTGTACTTGTAGGTGCAAACCAAGATACATACACAATGGCTATTAAATCTAATAAGGAATTACTAGAAGAACTTACAAAAGATACTTTAAGTTCAGATTCTTTTATAGAAAAAGAGCCAGAAGAAAAACCAGCAGAAGAAATTGTTGCTCATGATGCAAATGCAAAACACTGTGAATGTTGTAGTAAAGGATATGGTTCTTGTGACTATGACAAAACAGGTAAATGTGCAAAAGAGATGAAAAAATCTGCTGACATTGATGAAGTTTCAGAGGAAGAAAAAAAATCTTTCTCAGAAGAAGTTAAAGATGTGCTTGCCGCATTAAATAACTTAATGACACGAGCTAACGCCATTGCGATGTTGCGTGCCAAGGATGGGAGAAAAATAGGAACCAAGGCAACTGAGGCTTTAAGGGCAGTTCAGGAAGACCTTATAGATGCATGGACTGAAATAGATTCATTTATCTCTGAGGTTGGAACCGAAGAAGCTTTAAATGTTGACTTAGAAGAAGAACAAGCTGAAGAGCCTGTAGATGTTGTTGAAGAACCAACAGATACAGTCGATACTGAAGAAGTAGCTGTCGAACCAGAAGAAGATACAGAGAATCCTGAAGAATCTGATGAAGTAGAAGAAGTAGTTACTGAAGAAGTTCCAGTAGATAACACTGAATCAGTTGATAGTGATGACTTGGAAGATGATGTGTGGATAGAAAGCCAAAGATTAATAGCAGAAGCTATTGATGTAGAAGCAACCGACAACGAAGTATAAGTAATCTAATAGGAGATAATTTACAGTGAGTAAAGTACAAGAGCTTAGAGAAAATATTGCTAAGTCTCGTGAAGAACTTAAATCTGTATTTGATGCTCCAGCTGAAGAAGGCAAGTACTCTAATGACCAAAAAGAGAAAATCAAAGGTCTTAATGAGGAACTTGCTGGTTCATTAGACGAGCTAAAGATTGAAGAATCTAAAGCTGCTAATGAAAAAGCTATGGAAGTTAGCAACGAAGTTGTTAATGAACTTCCTGTAGTTGAAGAAGCTCCAGCTGGCGTTAAATCAATAGGTGAGCAATTCACAAATACTGACGCTTATGCAAAATACATGAGCAATGGTGTTAAAGGCGTAGATTCTCAAGCAGAATTTAAAACAACATTAAATACCACAGGTTATCCACCAGAGTCGTTAAGAGCACCTGGAATATTAGAGACAGCTTTAAGAGACCCTAATGCTGTTATTGGATTGTTTGACCAAATTCAAACATCCCAAAACGCATTTGTATATCTTGAAGAGACAACATTCACAAACAATGCAGGTGAAATTGCAGAATCTGGAGACATCTCCAGTGCAAACGAATCAGCATTGGCTTTCACAGAAAGAACAGAGAGCATTCGTAAGATTGCTACTTTCTTGCCTGTGACAGATGAATTGTTGGCTGACGTTTCTGGTATCCAAGGATATGTTAATTCACGTCTCACAACAATGATGAGATTAAGAATGGACAACCAATTACTAAATGGTAATGGTTCCGCTCCAAACTTGACTGGTGTATTACAAAAATCTGGTATTAACACATTTGACTATTCTTCATATTCTGGAGAATTAAGCAGACTTGGACAAGTGTATCAAGCAATTACAGAAATCAGAAAAGACGCTTTTGTCGAACCTGATACAGTAGTTATGCACCCAAGTGACTGGTATCAAATTGTAACAGCAGTTACAGACCAAGCAGGAGATGCAGCCGCAGGTCTTGCTTCTAAGAATCCATTAATCGTAGCCGCAGGTGGCTTTGGTGGCGATGTAGCCGCTAGATTATGGGGTCTTAAAGTAGTTCCGAGCACAGCAATCGCAGAAGGTACCGCATTAGTCGGTAAATTCGGTGGTGGCGATGCTGCTCAAATTGTCATGAGGGAAGGTGTTGACCTTGCCGTATCTGACAGCCATAGTGACTTCTTTGCGAAGAATCAACTAGCTATCAGATTAACCATGAGAATGGGCTTTGTGGTCTATAAACCAACAGCTTTCTGTTCTATAACAAACTTCTAAGTTTGATTTAGACGATAGTGTGAAGAGCCCTCTTCGGAGGGCTTTTCTAATACCAAGTAATTTTATTTTATAAGTTAGGATTAATGATTATGTATACAATTCCAGAAAAAAATATTTATAAGCTACCTGATGGAAAGCTATGGGAAGGTGACCCAGTAGATGTGCCAACTTCACAAGCTGACCTAATTGCTAAAGCTGGTAAAGAATATCCAACTGACTGGCTCAAAGAGCAAGGTTGGGGTAAAAAAGACAAGCCTGCTAAGAAAAAAGCAGCAAAAAAACCAGCCAAAGCAGTTAAAAAATCAGAAGTAGAAGATAAAGCTCTAAAAGATTTCGATACCGAAGATAAGTAAGGAGGTCTAAATGGCTTTCTCAACGGCAGCCGATGTCGAAGCTTATACTCGTATTGATTTTGACAGTGGTTTAGAGTCACATTTAACAGATAATTTAATACCTTTTGTAGATGAATCTATTGTTCAATTTGTAGGATATGATTTAGAACAACAAACTCAAGTTGAAACATTTACAGGTGACCAAACTAAAGAAGTTTTCTTAACACATATGCCTGTAAGGTCTATTACCTCAGTAGTTGAAGATGACTTTACATTAACTGAAGGTTCATCAGCAGATTTTATTTTTTATCCTAATGGTAGAGTAAGAAGATTAGGTAAGAGATGGTCTTATGCAAGAGAAAGAAATATTGTAATAACTTATGTTGCTGGATATACACCTCATGGTGGTGGTCTATCTACAGACTTACCTACTGTAATTAAAATGGTATCTGCTAGAGCATCGGCAAGACTTTTAGAAGCTGTATTAGTAGTTTCATCACAGCAAGAACCTGCTGAAATAGGAGACCAAAATGTATCAGCTGGAACAGCTGGTAATTTTAATTTAGCAGGAACTGAAAGAATTGGTGATTACTCAGCTACCTATAGCATAGGACTAGATGCTTTATCTTTACCACCTTTATCACAATCAGACAGGTCATTACTTTCACCATTCAGGAAATCTTTTTTCGTGTAAATCATGCCTAATAAAAAAGCACCTAGTGTGGAGGAGGCAAAAACTCTATTTTTAGAAAACCCTAATAAATTACTTAAGGAATGGTCTAAAGAATGGGGTGTCTCAGTAGAAAGGGTCAGGCAATTAAAAGTTCAAGCTGGTTTATCTATAGGTAATGACATAGATTACGAAGTTGCAGAACAAGTTATACAAAGAATACAATCTGGTTATGGAACTATAGCTACTAGAAAAACATATAAGGGTTTATCAGTTGGTTATGACAAGTTTAGAACTTGGTGTGTCAAAGATGTAGAACTTAGTAAACGAGTAGAACAAGCTCGTGAAAATTTTTTAAATGCTAGTTACAATCCAACAGAAAAAGTTTGTTATAAATGTTCTGTTAATAAATCTATTAGTGAATATAATAAATCAGCAAAATATAAAGATGGATACAACAGATATTGCAAAGTATGTCATTCACAGATAAAAGACAATAAAGTAAAGATAGACAAAAAAACTTGCATGATGTGTAAACAAAGTCTTTCTCCTAGCTCATTTGATGGCAATTCAAAATTTAGAGATGGTCTTTCATTGTTTTGTAAAACTTGTAAATCGAAAGAAAGAAGAAAGACTAGAAGAATTAACGAAAATCTAGGCATTTAATATAAAGACAGAGATTCTACTTTCTCATACTATATTTATTGTATGGCAGGTGAATACCCTAAAAGACTACTAATAAATACAGTAAACATACAAAGAGTAAGTAATACTGCTGTTGATTCTCGTGGTTTACAAAGTGATTCTTGGTCAAATATTGCTACAGGTATTAAATGTAGGTTGACTATGCAAAATGAAGCAGAGAATAGAAGTGGTAGAAACACAATAGTACAGTCATGGGTTTGTATTATACCTGGTAATCAAGATGTTAAAGCATCTGATAGAATTTATGAGCCTAGCACAGATAAGTATTTTGAAATAAATAGTGTCAATCCATATACAAATAGAGTAGGAAGAGTATTTCACAAAACATTGTCTTTACTTTATAGAGAATAATGGCTAAAAGAGTATCAACAAATCTTGGTGAAAAGGTAATTGTTGAACAGAGACAGTTTGTATCTGAAAGTCGTAAACAATTTTTTCTTTCACAAAGACAAGAAGCAAAATTATATAAAGTAAACAGAAGTTTTTTATGGGCAAAATCTTTTGGTGCTCAAACTGCTGTAACAAATAATTTAGTCAATTTATCTTATGGATTTCTACAGGGATTAAATGACATATCTGCTTTTTTCGTTACAGACAATTTAACAAAATCATTAGCTGCTCGTTATGCGTGGACAAAAGGTGGTAAGTTTTTAGCAGGAATACAAAACAAAGTTGTACCAAGTGGTTATGGTCCTGTTTCAAGAGCTTTGCGTGTGCAAGCAGGTAGACAATCAAAAAATATACTATCTAAAATGTCATCTAAGTTTTTTGTTAATTCTGAATTGACTATACATAATGTTAAGAGTTTTGAAGATGAAATTAAAAGACAAATAAGAGATGGTAGAGGTATTGGTAGGCAATGGTCTTTAATGACAGCAGCTAATGCAATATCTAGTGCACCTGACCCTTACCATCAAGCAGCTAAACTTATGGGTGGTTATGGCAAAAGAAACATGACTTCTGATACTGATTTTGCAAGCAATCAATTTTTTCTTAAAAATACAGATATGTTTAAAAATCTTTTGTCTGAAGGAATGAATGTTTCAGAAGCAAATCACTATTTAAAATTTATGAAAACAGGTTCAAATCCTAATAATTTATTAGATGACTATAGACAAGCTATAGCAAGAAAGACCCCTAACCCTAGACATTATGTTAAGGATATTAGAACAGGTGAAATGTCAGATGATTTAGAGGGTTTGATAGATGAAATTGAAGATTCAGTAAAACCTGCTAAAGAAAAATTAGCAACAAATTATGAAAAAAGAAGAAAAGATGGAGACTATGAAATTATGGGTAGGCAATATTTAGGTATGGACCCTGAAACTGGTGAGCCAAGATATAGAGACTCCAAAACATATCCATCATTTGGTTTTAACATAGGTGAAAATTCAACTGATGCTACTTTCTTTAGACAGTTTTCAGGTAGTGAAGTAGATGACATGATAGAAAGGATGATAGGTAAAACAAGTGGTAGCTTAACTAAATATGGTGATGATTTAGAAAATTATTCGGCTAAATTTGAGATTTTATATGACACAGCTAGAAAATTAAATCATATAGCTAGAGCGAGAAGTAAAGATACAGCACCTTTGATGCCTAAAGGAAAATTAAATATGGCAAGAAGTTATGCACAGGCAAGAAGAAGAGGTGGAGATATAAAAAATGATGGTGTAAGACAAGCTGTACAATTTTTAAACATGACATCAATGGGTATACATGGTGCTCATAGACCAGGTGGAGATGCAGGTGGAACAAGAAGAGATGCTGAAAGATTAGTAGAGATGGTGTTAGGTGCTGAAAAAGGTTTAGGTGATTTTCAAGAAATGTCAGTAATGGTTGGTGGTGGTTTTGGTAGAAATGACACTAAAGGATTCAATAGTTCATATTCAAATGTAATTTTACAAAACAATCCAGCAAAAGCTAACTACATACCATCAAGACAACAAATACAAAAAGCTATACACATTATTCCACCAGAGGATATGCCTAAAGATGATGCATTTTTATCTTTTGGTGTTAGCTTTGGTGGTAGCACACCTCGTTCACAATTTGCAGACTCAATAGTAGATGCTCAACAAATTGAATATGGTGGTCCTGCAACAACTGTACAAACACCATACGCATATCCAAGAAGTTTATTTTTAAATAATGCTGCTTATAAAACTGCCCAAAGTTTAGGTATAAATGCGACATTTAGATTTGGCGGTATGCAAAAAGGAAGCTTTACACAATCATTAACTAATCAAACATTAAGAGGTATATCTCCTCGTGAAAAAGACAGAGGTTTTAACTTACTTGCTGATTATAGATTAAAAACAATAATGAACGCTGAAAACGCTATCTATCAAGATAGGTTGAGGTCAGGTAGGGTTAAGTCAATAAATCCTAGAGCTAGCATATTTGATGACCCATTGAGAAAACAAATGGATGCAGTAGAACAAGCAAGAGCAAGTATTAACAACACTGAAGCATTTAATAAGTTACAAGGTATTGGTGCAAGTGCATTTATGGTTGATGTATTAGAAGATGGTACAGAGATAGTCAGAAAACATAAATTAGAACCTGTATCTGATTTAAGTTCTCCTAATTTAGGAAAGACACCACAAGAAAGATTTAACGAGTCAACTAGAAGAGATGGTAGAAGAAGAGCAGGTGTTAATGATGAAAGAAGTTATATTAATGCTGCAAGAATACAGGATAGATTAATGAATATATTAAGAAAAGAAATTAACTTTCAAGATGGTCCATTCAGAACAAGTATATACAAAGGTATACCAGGAACAGAAGGCTCAGGTGCAAGCATGTTTGACCCTAAAGACTATGAATGGATATATACAACAAGAATACCTAGGGGTATGGTAGATGCAGGATTAACTTCGGAACAATCAATTATTGATTATATAGATGAGATATATACAAAAGATAGAAACATGGCTATTGATAATTTTCGTAAAGATTTGTTATTAAGAAGTCCTGGTACACAAGAATTAAGAGATATTGCAATAGCAGAAGTAAATGCAAAAGGAAATTACAACCCTATTGATGCCGAAAAAAAGGCAGAAGATGTGCTTGAAAGACTGCAACTAGAACAAGGCTACCACATTGATAATGAAATTATGAGGTATGAAGCTGAATGGGATGCTAATGCAGATAGACATTTTGAAGAAACATTAGATAGGACTGTAGATGAAATAGGACAATATTTATTAGCTGTATCTAAGAGCACTGGAGATGAAGCAATGAGTTTTTACAATTCTGGACTTGGTAAATTTGAAAAAGCACCATCTTTTAGAGAAATTGAAAGTGACATTCAAAGCACATTTGAAAGTGCACAAAAAGAATATATAGATTCAAGAATTGCTAAGGGAGATAATTTAAATCAAATATTAAGTTCAAAAGAATTTAAAGAGTTCTTAGCAATACAAAGAGGTATTATGAAAAATACATATAGCGAATATGGAATTGAGTTTACAACATCAGAAAGTGGTAGAAAGGTTATAGCAGTATTTCCAGGCAGAGATGATGAAGAAGATTTAAGAATTACACTTGAGCAATATATTCGTGATGATGCTGATAGAAAATTTGATGCACCAAGTAACTATGATGCTGATTATATAGAAAGGGTCAGATTGGATATGGACCCAGATAATGTAGGTGAACTATATATTGAAGGTTATGATGGTAAATCCATACCTGGAGATTTTAGAGATACTGGTGTTCAAGGTGACCCAGTATTTGAAGAGTTCTTAAGGGGCGATTCATCCGACAAAAATTTTGTAGAAAACTTTATGGTTGTTTTAAGAGAATTAAGAATATCTGACAGTGGTAAAAGAAGTAAAGGGTGGTCTGTAAAAGAAATTTATGGAGATTATGTAGTTGTAGATAGTAATGAGGGTCAAAAACAAAAAGACTTTACTACTTCAGGTCAATTAGGAAAAGCACTAGAAAACATTGCTGCAGATATAAACCAAGGCGAAAATACACAGACTTTAGCTTTATTGCTATTTGGTTATGGTGATGAACTGTTTAATACTACTTTTAAAGTTATAATGGAAACTTCTTCACAAGTTGGTTCAGACCAAAGAATTTTTTCAGAGGTAGCTCCTAGAAGAGAGGTATTAGAATTGTTAAATCGATTACAAAATTCTGGTGACCTAGTAAAGAAAAAAAGAGCAGTTAAGGATTTTTATATGAATATGGGTTACAGATACTAATAACATATTGTAAGAATTGCTATGGTAGTATTTTTATATGCCAAACACAAGAGACATAAACCAAAAAGTACCACCTGATGCAGAAATTATTGCAAGAGCGTGGATGCTTGACCAATCACCAATAACAGCTTTAGTCGATACACGAGTTGCTACAAGATTACCAAGAGGTGCTGAAATGCCATTTGTAGTTTTGTTTAGAGCTGGTGGTGCATTATTAAATCCTAGAAGTGAAGCACATATTCAAAGTGCTTTAATACCAATGGAATGTTATGCAGGTCGTTGGGGTGGTACTGATGATACTGCTGTTCCTGATTATGGTGCAGCAATGGACTTAGCAAATACCATAATTCAGTCAGCTTTCAATTATAGTAATGGGTATATACAAAGCAGTGATGGTTTAAAAGCCAAAATCTACAGTTTTGAGATTGTGCAAATGCCAACTCGAATTGAAGAAACAACCACTGGTTTGGGAAGATACGCTATCGCATTATCTATGACATATAGAGATGCAAGCTAGGAGATTATATGTTTGGTAACAAAGAACAAGAGAATAAGATGGTGAAAGTTAAACTTAACCCTCTATTTAATAAAGCAAACTCAGCAAGAGATGTCGTGTCTGGAAAAACTTTTCAGACAGGAGAATGGGTGGAAATTGAGTCCGAAGACTGGGATAGGCTAAAGGAAAAAAGCTGGACCTTAGATGGTAAAGCATATCCTTTGCTTATTGAAGTTGATGAGGAAGTCACTGAAGAAGAAGACAATGACGCTTCAGAGGACTATGTGGATAAAGACATTGAAGACTTTGCCGATAATGGCAGTGTCTTGCAAGATACTGAAGTAGAAGAAGAATAATTAGGAGATAAATTATGCCAAACACAAATGGTACAATATCTGAAGTTATTGTTGGTACTGGTGTACTTTATGTTGCAGCAATATCCAATGATGGTAACGCTACTGGAGACTATGTAGCTTTTCCTGGAGACAACACTGGAGCATGGGCTGACCCTGCTGCAGACTGGGTCGACGTTGGGTATTCCGAAGACGGCTGGACTCTTGAAATGGATAAAACATTTGAAGACATTATGGTCGCTGAAGAAATTGACCCAATTGCAACATTCAAAACTGCACAAGAAGTTAGATTAACTGGTGAATTAGCACAGGCATCTATGAGTAACTTACAAGTTGCTCTTGCTGGTGGTACTTTCACAGAAGATGATACTGATTATGCATCAGGATACGACAGCTTAAAACCACCTTCAACAGACGACTTTGATGAGAAATCATTGTTGTTAATTGTTGATGGTCCTGCTGGTGCTGATAGACATGTGGAAATTCCTCGTGCTATCAATGTTGGAGCTTTTTCAATGGCTCACCAAAAAGCACCTCAGAAGGTTGTTATTGCAACTGAGTTCAAAGTACTTAAGCCAAAGTCTGTACAATCAACAAATCAATTCCTTGAATTGTTTAGAATTATTGATAATACAAACGATAGCGATGTATTCGACATTAACTAATAAGGTTAAAAAATAATAATGATAGTGATAGGAGGTCAGTGTGGCTGACAATTTTAAAGATTTCGATTTAGCTCAAGAAGAAGCTGAAGAGAAAGCAATTAAGGTAAAACTAGGTGGAGAAGAGTATACTTTTCCCCATGCTTTACCAGCAAGAACAGTTCTTGCACAAATGCGTTGGATGGATGAGACTGGTTCTATTCCAACACAAGTTATACCTGAATGGTTAGCATCGATTGTAGGACAAGAAGTCTTAGATGAGATGCTTGAAAATGGAGCAACTTGGAATCAACTTGAAGAATTACTTACTTGGTTGTTAGAAAAATATAACTTACAACAAGGTGATGAAGAGGTTGAAACCGAAACTTCCGAAGAGGATGGCTCCCCAAAATAGCGTTTAAGCTCAGTGAAATATGGTTTCGTTGGGCTTCAATAGAATCAGACTTTCAACGACATTACAACATTGATAAACCATTAGAGGTTACTTGGAGAAAGTTTATGATATTACTAACTAATCTACCAGTGGATTCTTCTAATTTCTATGCACCACATTACAATGCTTTGATGAATGATGAGACATATGAGCATGAAGATAGCACAAAACCACAAAGAGGTTGGTGGAAAAAAGAATTAGACAGAATTAGAGGTCGTGGCAACAGACCTAGAGAACAAGTGTCAGTCGAAGATTTTGTTTCTGATGCAACAAATAAAAAGAAGAGAGTTAGGTAATTATGGACAAATATGGCAGTAGCAAAAGGTAAACAAGTAGCAACAGCTACAGTTGGTCTGCAATTCGTAGCAGATGGCTCTGGATTAGGTAGAGCATCAAAACAAATATCTAGTCAATTAGTTTCTTTACAAAGAAAAACTTCTACTGTCGGTAAATCTATGGCAGGTATTGTTCCTGCATTTGCTGCTACTGGTGGTGCAGCGTTTGCCGCTTTTAGATTTGCTACACAACAAGCTATACAATTTCAAGACAGCTTTGCTGGTATAAAGAAAACACTTAACTTTACAAATAGTGCCGTAACAACTACAGAACAAAAATTTAAAAACTTATCATTAGAAATTAGAAATCTTGCTAAAGAAACACCAATATCTGTAAATGAATTAAATAAAATTGGTGAAATTGGTGGACAGTTAGGTATATCAGCTACTTCAATAGGTAAATTTGTTGACACAATATCAAAACTTACTGTAGCTACAACTATGGGTGCAGAGGATGCCGCTTTTGCTATATCAAGACTTGCAAATATCACTGGAACTGCTGAAAAAGATTTAGACAACCTTGCATCTGTATTAGTTAGATTAGGTAACGAATTTGCTGCTACTGAAAGTGAAATAATAAACACTTCATTAGGTATTGCAACCGCAATGGAAGCTTTGTCTAGTGAGTTTACAAATTCAGGTGTAGATGCATTAGCTTTTGCTACAGCCTTAAAAGCTGTAGGTGTTCAATCTCAATCTGGTGCGACTGCCGTACAAAGAGCTTTAGATACTTTAGGTAAAGCTGTTTCTAATGGTGGTAGGGAGTTAGGTTTATTTGCTGACTTAGCACAAATGAGTGAAAAAGCATTTAGTGATTTAGTTGCAATAGACCCAGCAAGAGCATTTTTAGCATTCTTACAAGGATTAAGAGCTGTTGATAACGCTGGTGGTAATACATTTGCTGTATTAGAAGAGTTAGGTTTAGCACAACAGAGAACAGTAAGAGCTTTAAGAGCTATGGCCTTTGCTGCTGATGATGTCGAAAGAGCTTTAAGTACTGCTAATGAAGAATTTTCTATAAATACAGCACTTACTGAAGAAGCTGAAAAAAGATACGAAACATTCACTTCTCAAACTGGTATTTTAAGAAACAATATCAATGAGATAGGTATTGCTATGGGAGATGAACTTCTTCCAGTAATGACAGATGTCATAAAATCTTTTTCAACAATAGCTAGTGCAGTTGTTGATTTAGATGATGAAGGAAATGTAAGAAACAATCATATAGAAAACTTTTTAATCAATATGGGTATTGCTGCCACTACTGCAATGACTGCATTAAAAGCAGTTAGGAACATATCAGATGAGTTTTCATCTATACCTGGTACTGCAAAAGGTGGTGGTTCAAGTTTATTTGGAGACGTATTAGGTAGGCGTTCAAATAACAATAAACTTACACAGAAATTTATTGAAGAAAGTAGAGTTTCATATCTTGACCAGTTAGATAATTTCTATAAAAAAGAAATGGGCATACATTTAAATGGTAATGAAGAATTAGCACAAAATATGCTTAACAGATTAAAAACTATGACAACTTCTGATGGTGATGTTACAGAAATATTTGATGAACAATTAAGAGGAATAAGTTCCTATGACAAAGATTATGTAAATGCTATAAGTAGACATTTTCAAAATGTAAAAAAAATGGCAGATGGTGGTAGTACACAATTTTTAGACAACTTTGATAATTTAGAAATGGGCGACAATTTATTTAATTCTATTTTACAAGCACAAGGAATTGATACTAAAGCAATTGAAAAGGTTATGCTTGATGCTAAAAAATCTGGTGTAAGAAATATATTTGATACTTTACCAGGAGGTCTTGATGTAGAAAATATGACAGAAATACAGCAGTTGACTAAAGATGCTAAAGATAAAATATCAGATTTAATACAAGGACAAGTAACACCAGATACTAGTTTAAATTTTGCTGCTGAAGAAATGTCTATTAAAACAGAAGCAAAAAAACTCTTAGATGCTAAACAGGTAGAAATTGCAGAAACTTTAAACGACATTAGAACTCAGGCTGGTGATGATATCCTGAGACTTAACGAAGATATCGATGGAAAAGTAAGACAGCTAGAAAAAGTTAAAAGTGATGTCAAAGCTGACATTATTAAAACACAAAAACTTGACCCAGTTAAAGACAAAGAAAAAATAGATAACCTTATTAAAGAAAACGCACAAGTTAAAAATGTTACTAAATCATTAGAAAATTTAAACAATCAGCGTGAAAATGCAAAAAGAGTACTATCCGAAATTAGTAAGGGTGATGCAGAGTTTAGTAGGTTAGAATCAATTACTAGACAAGAAATAGCAGCATTAGAAGTACAACAAGGTCGTTTACAGTCACAGGAAAAATTTATAAACAATTACGACACAATACTAAAGAAAAATGCATCAATGTTATTTATTGAGCAAAAAATAGCAAGGGCTCAAGAACTTGGTTTAAGCGAGGAAGATGTTGCTAGTCTTCAAAACCAATATGATGCTTTGCAAGAGGGTGCAGAACAATATAAAAATGAATTAATTCAATCTGTAGACCAAATAGAAAAAAATGCTAAAGTGCTTGAGCATAATTTGAATGATATGACAAATGAATATTTAAGTAATCAAGAACGAATTGCTCAAATAGATAAGAAGTATAGAGATGAGGGAATTCCAATGGATGAATTTGGAGATGCTTTACCTGAGTACTTAAATGACATGGAAACAATGGCAGGTCTTGAAGATAGAAATAACCAACTTTTAGCTGATAGGTCAAAGTTAACAGCAGAAGTTAATCAAAATGCACAGTTAAAAACTTTCTTAGATAATAAAATACTGTCTTTAGAAAAAGATATTAAGACAGTAAGTAAAGGCATAGCTGATGATGTCAAAAATCAAATTGATGCAGAACAAGCGAAAATTACTGAAAAAGAAAAAGTAGTTTCCTTAATTGATGATGAAGCAAAAGCTAATGCAGATAAGATAGCTGACAATAAAAAGTTAATTGAACTAGAAGAGCAAAAGTTAGATAACCTTCTTAGACAAGCAGATACAAGCGAGAGGTCAGCTCAAGCTGTAGAAAATATTAAAAGTAATCAAAATTTAATTAGTAACGAATTAGACAAACAAACTCGTATGCAGGCTGAAATAGCACGCAATGAAGAATTAGCAGCTCAGAAAAGAGAAGATGCTAAAGAGTTTAGGAAAACCTCAACTAAAGGCAAGTCTAGTGCACAACTAAGAGAAGAAGTACAAGACATGCTTGATAGGGGTGTTCTAACTGAAGACCTAAATGTCGACAAAATGTCCAGAAAGAAATTAGACGAAAAATTTAAAAAAGGTCAAATAGAACAAGGTAATAAACTGCGTCAAGGAGCAAATGCTTTAGATAGTAAAAATGAAAAAATTAATGCAGATATAGCAAATTCTAAAAAAGAAGTTCTTGAGATAGAAAAGGCTTCTAGTAAAGAAATTGTAGATTTATCAAAAAGCCAAACTGAAATTCGAGATTCTGTTAAAGAAATTAAAGACCTTAAAGTGAAAAATCAAAAACTAGATGCTGAAGCAGGCACTATCGATAGTAGAAGAATACAAGCTCAAAAAGAATTACAAGATTTAGTTTCTGACCCAGATGGTGGAAAAGGCGGAATAAGAACAATAAGTTCTATATTTGGTGACATTGAAAAAGCCTTAGAAAAAGGTAAAGTTGATGCATCAAAGATTAATAAATTACTTGCTTCAGTAACAGCAGGAGACAAAGAATTTATATCTGAAGATTTAGCTAAAGTTACTGAAGATTTAGGTGGATTAGAAGATACATTAAGAAACATACAAAGTGCTGGAGATGAAGTAAGAAGATTAAATAAAGAATTTGCAGAAGTCGGTGTTCAAATTGATACGAATGATAAAGGATTGAAGCAAATTAAAGATACTCTTAAAGGTGTAGCAGATGCAGGAATGATTACACAAGTTCAAGCTGATGACTTAATCCAAATGATACAATCTGGTGATGTTGACAAACTAAGAAATGCTGAGGGTATATTTGAAGGTATCGGCACTATATTACAAAACTCTGGGGAGATATTTGATGATGGTAAATTATTTGAGATACCTCCAACTACAAAATCTTCTTTTGTTGAATTAAGAAAAATAGTTGGCGATTTAGACAAAGGATTTTTCAATGTTCTAGCAAACTTTACTAAAAACTTTGGAAAAATTGAAACTGTTATTGATGAATTTGGTGAAAAAGTTGAAGTTCCTATGAACAAAATGACTCGTGGTATTAAATGGATTTCAAGAGGTTTTTCTAGGCTATTTAGATTACTAGGGTTCTTTATGCCCTCTGCAATTAAGAATTTTCAAAATCTCGAATTAGCTATTGCAGGTAACACAAAGATGACTGCTAATCTCCAAGCAGCTATGTTTAGATTAATTGGTGTTATTCGTGGTGTTGCTACTGCAATTCTAGGTCTTGTTGCAAACATAGCAATGATGGCTGGATTTATGGCTTTGATGACTACAGCAATGCAAGTTATGGAAAACTTATCCAAAACAGAAAGAGCTATTAAATCTGTTTCTGACATAATGAGTGGTTTCTTTGAAGGTGCACAGACTAGAGAAGAGCTTGCTGCTAACAAAACAGAACTTGAAAAATTACTTAATGAGTACTCAGCAATGGGTGATGATTATGCAGAAGTAGTAGAAGCAATACAAAAGAGACTTGATGAAACAAATAGAGCTATTGCAGAATCTAATGCTGAAGCTAGAAAAAATATGGGTGAGATAGGTACAGAATTATTATTTAACACAACTGTAAATGATGACATAGGAGACTTGACAAAGAGAACAGAAGCAATTGCTAATTACATTGGTCTAAGAGGTGAAGCTGAAAAACAGTTATTTAAAGATAATTTAAGTGATGCTATTGGTGGTCAAATGATAGAAGGGGATATAAGCCCTAGAGATTTAGCAGAAAGTTTAGTTGATGTTGAAGGATTTACTAAAGAGAGTAGAACAGTATTTAGTGCTGTTCTAGGTTCAATAGAAGATAGTGTAAATTTAGTATACGATATGCCAGATTACAGTGATGGTCTTAAAAACTATTACGAAAGAAATATGAGTGACTTATTAGACTTCTTTAGAGAAAATGGAGACCTAGGTCAAATACTTACAGAGGGTCAAATATTTGGTTCCCCAGCAGATGCAGAAAATGCTATTGCTGATGGTGTGACTAATTTCTTTAGTTTTGGTTCTAATTTCCAAGACCATTTTGAACGAAATATGTTTGGTGCATTTATGGGATTAAATGTAGATTTATCCAATGATGTTATAACAATTACTCTTCCTGATATAGATAGTGCGATATATAAGCCAGGTCAGTTTAGTGGTAATATGCCCAGAAAAGTATTAGGTCAAATTGATGTAGAGAGTATAAAACTTACTAAAGAATTTGAGGAGGCATATCAAAAAGCTCTTGAGAAATCTGGTGCTGGAAATGTTGATGGAGATGTAATTGCTGAAGGTATTTTAAGAAACATTATTGGTGAGCTTTCTTCAGAAAAAGGAATGAAGCAGTTTGAAAAAGACTACACAGCAATGCTTGTTCTTGGAAAGGGAATAATTGACCAATCATTAGAAATTACTGATAGTGGTTTAACTGCAATAGCAGAAATGCAAAATCAAGCAATATTGTCTGAATTAAGACAGTTTCAAAATCAAGGTATTATTGATGAAATAGTTTTCCCATCTAAAGACAGACTGGGTGCAGAAAGACAATTATCAGTTGCTCGTTCTGTTATGCAAGAGAAAGCAAAACAAGAAGCAAAAGCATTAAGAGATGAACTTGACCTTGCAGAGCTTTCTGCTGATAAATTTAGTAAGACATTAAAAGAAAATCTTGCTAAAGCTGCTCAAGAACTAGGCGATGTTTTTTCTGATGTTCCTTTACAGATAAGAAAGAGTACCAGAAAAATTATTGAGGAGTTAATGGTCAAAGGTGCAATGCAAAGAGCTTTTGAACAGACAATACAAGATTTGTCATCCTTTGCACCAATGTTAGCTGAACAATTATCAAGAAAAGGTGTCTCAGCTATAAATGTAGCACAAAGTTTCTTAAGTGATAGAACATCTGCTTTCCAAGCAGAGGGTATGCTAGCAACTCTAATGCCAGAATTTGCAAAAGATATTGGAGTTGGCTCAGAACAAGTAAAGAACGCACAAAATCAAGCTATAGAAATTGGTAAAATGCTTGCTAATGGATTACTTTTAGGATTGCAAGATTCAGGTGTAATTGAATTAGAAGAAGAAATGATTAACAAAATTACTGCTGCACTAGATGCCGCTGCTAGCCCCGAAGGTGCAGATACACGCTCTCCATCATTAAAAACTAGGAAAATAGGTCAAGATATAGGCAAGGGTTTAGTAGTAGGTATACAGGGAATGGAGCAGGATGTAAATAATGCAATGATTAATTTAGTTGATGGTGCAATTATGGCAGCTAGGGGTGGTGATGGCGAAGAAGATATAATGCCTGAACAACAATCATTTGAACTAATAGGGTTAGAGACAGAAGATGCTGTTACTTATGTAAGGAAAAATTTTGGTGAAATAGAAGATATTGTACGTACAAGCGTAATGAATATGGAAGAAGAAGCTGTAGGGTTATATGCAACTTGGGAACAATCATTAGGAGAAATAGGAAAAGGTCTTGATGTTATATTTGGACTAACTGCTGCACAAAGAGCTTTAGTACAAGCAAACTATGCTGTACAAAAATCAGAACAAGCACTTATGGCTACTAGAAGAAGTCAAGCTACATTATCTGAAAGAATGCTCAAGCATCAAATACATTTACAAAAAATGGAAAAAGAAGGTAGAAAAGGTGTCATTACTGGTGCTGAAGAGTTAAGCATATTAAAACAAAAAGTTTCTTTACAGGAAATGCTTGATAAATCTCAAGGTAAAAGAAGTGCTAGCGAAAGATTAGCTATTGCAAACGCAGAGGAAGAATTAGAAAGATTAGAACTTGCAGCAGAAGCAGGTATCGTAAGTTCATTAGAAGTTGAAGTTGCACAGGAAAATCTTGATGAATTAAAGGGAAATAATTTATCTGTAGATGAACAAAGAATTGCTGTACTAGAACTGGCAGAAGCTGAAAGTAAATTACAAGAAACTGAAGATAAAGCAAAAGAAACCTCTGATGAAGTAATAGCAGCTAGAGAAAAACAAGTTACATTATTAAATGAATCAGCTAACGCCAGTTATGAATTGGAGATTGCTTATGATAGCTTAGAAGCATCTCTCGATGGTGTTGTAAAAGCTGAACACGCTTATGAAGTTGCAAGAGAATCATTTAGAGTATTTGCAACAGACTCAGGACCATTGTTTGATGCAATTATACAAGGTTATGGTGGTGTAGGTTCTCACATAGACACTGCTATAAAGAAAACAATTAACTATGCAACTACAACTGAAACTCAAATGAGAAAAGCAACTGAAGCTGTAAGAAAACATTTAAGTGACACATTTATGCTACAACAAAGACTTTCCGACCCACAACAAAATACAACTTTTAAAGATGTAGTATCAACTATGTTTGGTGGCTCTCAAGGTTTCCAACAATTAGCTTTACAAAAAGCTGGTGACCAAAGCAAGTTAGGTATAAATGAAGCAAGGGCAAAAGGTCAATTTAAAGATGATGAAGAAATGAATTTAGCATCATTGGCAGCAAAAAATCTAAGAAATATTGGTGCAAGTGGTAGTATGGCTGCTTATGAAGTAGTCAGAGCATTAGAAGGAATATTCGGTATACCATTTACTTTAACTGCTGCTGGTCAATTAGCTGTATCTGAAGAGGGGTTAAAAGCTGCTGGGTTGGAACAATTTAGAGATGGATTGTTAAAGTCTGGTGTAAATATTTATGATACTAACGAAAAATTAAATATCTCTGCTGATGTTTCAAGAAGTGGTGAAAGTGGAACTAGAACAGCTGGGTACATACCTAATATAAACACAAGTAGTGCAGGACAACAAAAAGAATTTTTTGCTAATAACTTATCTCAAATTGTTTCAAGTATACCTGGCATAATGACACCTGAACAATTATTAACTGCAATAGGTGCTAACCCTGATATGAATGTGTACAATGATTTGCTTGCAGATTCACAAAGATTAAGCGTTTTGCCAGCAGGAAGAAGAAATCAAGTAGAAGGTTATTTTGATTCCTTACAAACAAGACTTATTAGAAACTTAGACGACTTAGGCTTGACTAACTATTCTGTTCTTAGAGGTTTCAAGTATGGTGGTTTTATGAAACCATTTCAAAGAGCATTAGTTGGTGAATATGGTCCAGAAATGGTAACAGCTGTTCCAGGTGGTGGATTAAGAGTACAACCTGATGGTGGAAGAGGTGCTAGTATTCTTGTAGATAATATAAATGTTCAAGTTACTGGTGTGCCAAGTGACCCAATACAAGCAAGAAAAGCAGCACAACAAATACAAAAAGCTCTTGTTAAATTAGGTAAAGAGGGAAATTCAGGAACTGGACTTAGGAGAAATTAATGGCTCATCAAGTACATATAGGACAATTAAGTATAACTTCACCATCATCTTTGAACTTTCAATCTTCTGATGGTGGCAGAGAATTATCTTTTAGTGGAAAAATTGGTGGTACTGCTGTCACTATAGAACATATAAAATATATTAGAGATGAATTAATCTCTATGGCATCTTATGGTTTAGTTGTTCCATTTAGATATGATGGCGATAGTACTTATGATGGATATGTTAGAGTTTTAGGAAGTTCTGTAAATACATCAAGATATTCACTTGGTGGTTTTAATTATGATGTAGAATTTGAATATTTAGGAAGAAGTGGTGAAGTTCAATTTGAATCAAGGTTTACAGGTGCGTTGCTAGACAACGACCACAGTGTTACATCCACTACTAATCAATTTCATGTTCCACCAGCAAATCATTACAACTATTATCACGCAGGTCAACCTACTGATGGTACGAGGTTGGCTAAAGATTTAACAAGCTCTACTACAGGTGCTAATACTACATTAAGAATAAAAACCGATAGCAACTTAAGAGATTTTAACGCTACATATCATGTAGAGCCAAGTGATTATTATAAAGGTGCTTGTAGAATTACTACAGGAACTTACTTATCTGGATTTTCAGATGATGTTACTGGTGCTGTAACATTTGATACACCTTCTACAGAAATTAGATGTGGACTATTTTCTAAAAATAAACCAACTGAATTAGTTTTAGAAAATGGATTAATAAAAGTTGTATTAGGTAGCTCTACTACACAGGCACTTTTTGATACATATATTTACGATGTCGCTGATTATCAATCTGGTAAAACATGGGCTTTTAGTAGAGGTTTGCCTAGTGGCTCTGCTCAATTAGGTGCAGACTGGCAAGGGTGGAGAACAATGCAAATACTAAAAAATCACCCTGAATGCATTACAGTTAGATGTACAACATATTTAAATGCTGATTCAAAAGATGGGAGATTGGTGGTAGATTTTACCTTAAGAAGGGGTTCACATCATGTTTCAATTGTTGCAAATCAATTTACAGCAAGTAGATTTAATCTTTCATTAGCTACAGCTTCTGGAACAAACGCAGCTACAGGAACTGGATACATAATCGACAATATGTCTTCTCCTGAAGATGGTAACAAATGGATACTAGGTAGTCCTGAAAGTGCATCTAGTTCTTTAAATTTTGATGCTACAAGAGAAATGATGTATAAAAGTGGTGCTCAAATGAAAGCATTTATTGGATATGAATTGGCACAAGAAGATGGAAGCGTTAATGATGCCGACAGTGCAACAGATATAAGAGACCAATATTTAGATAATGTATACGAATATCAGAAAATAATAAAAGCATAATGTCAGTTACAGAAAAATTAATGGCTCAAGGTAGTTTTAGTTTAAAACTAGATTACAACAAGACACCTAACTCAATTCTTAATACAATAGATGCATGGGATAACATAATCATAGTTCCACAAAGAGTTTCTGAAAATGAACTTAATGATGCTGCGATGCTTTCTAGTGCTGATTATGTTGGTGTAATTACTGGTTTAGCTTTAGGAGATGATGCAGTAGAAATTGATGGTGCAGGTCTTGGAATATATTTAGGAGACAGTGATACTAGAGGTCTTCCTATATCTGACCAAGGTAGTGGTATTTCAGATATGCGTAAATACAAAGATAAATCTTTGCAATATGTTTTAGATAATTTTGAAGACGGAACACCTTATGGTCTTTTAAGAGATGGTAAAGATGGTGGTAAAAGAGCAATTAGAGCTGGAACAATTACAAATCCAAGCAAAGAAAGTACAGATTTATTGTACAACTTCGAAGGTAACAATGGAGATACATCAACTACAGATGCAACTAAAAGAGACCACGATTCATATTTTTATGGAAATGCCAAGATAAGTAACACACAAGCAAAAAATGGTAGTACAAGTTTATACCTAGATGGTGATAGGTCATATGTAGAAGTAGATTATTCTTATCACTTTCAATTTGAATCTGGTGACTTTACTGTTGAATGGTGGGAATATAGGACTGCGTGATGGAAAATGCCACAATTTGATTTAGCAAATGCAAACTTAAGTACTGATGGATTAGCTGCTGTAAAAAGCAGAATTGGATTCGTACCTTTTGTTTATGACACAGGATATCCAGTTAGAGGTGTTTATATTGACAACGACCCAGTTCCTAGTGGTTCAACACCATTTGCAGAGGGCGTTGGTGGTAGAGTGCCATTCGACCCAGAATTTCATGATGGTGTAAGGGGAAATTTAGTTGTTGGATATGGTCATACATATCTTAACGAAGGTGCAGTTCATAGAGGTTCTGATTCTTTATACTATGATTTTTATGGATTATACACTGATGACACATTCACAATCAATACAGTAGATTACAGTTTTCCAATACAAACTGGTAGTACCTACGCAACATCTAATTCTGGTGGTAATTATTTAGATGTAAATAGTGCAGTACAGACAACTGGTATTAGAGTAGCTTACACAGGAAATGATAATGCTAACAATAATATGAGATTTTCTGAGTCACTTGCTAGTACATTACTTTCAGAAGATTTAGTAGGTTATATTGCAAAAGTAAAATCTGTATTTAATTCATATAAAGATGCTTTCCCTTATGACAATACATTAGCTCAAAAACACTTTGACATGATGGTTTTAGTATGTTTTCAGATTGGTAAAGAGGCATTTTCTAATAGTTTTTTTGTACATTTATATAAACAAGTAGATGGTACATCTGTAACTCAATCTAGTGATTTAACTGCATATAACGATTCAGGATATGCTTTAATGTTTTTAGGTGCTAAACCATCACCAGCAGATTACCCATCAGGTGTTGACCCAAATAATTTAAAAACAGTCTATGAACCTGTTGTTGTTAATGGTGTAAAAGTTACTTGGAAATCAGCAATGATTTGGGATGATGCAATGATAAAAGCTAGAAGAGAAGATATTGATGATTTGCTAGGTTCCAACAGCAGTATCAATCCTAGTGCTACACCACTTGACCCAAGAACAAACTCTCAGTGGTATCAAGGACCAGCAATCATAGAAGACTTTTTTATGGCTAGACCAAATGCACCACAATGGGTAGATATAGTATATTCAACATTACCAACAGGGTCTGTAAGTAACACAATATTAGAACTACTTAGTCAAGGCAGACAAGATGAAATACCACTCTACTACACAGGAGATGCATCAATCTACGACACATCTGAAGGACCTGCAAACTACTGGGAAGATGAGCCCTTATATCAAAAATATTTTTCTTTAATATGGCAGATTAACAATAGGTGGTATAAAGGAGACCAAACTTTTATAAATGTTAGACCTGCAACAACAAATGGACCAGCAGTTGCAGCCCAAGGCGATGGCTCAATCCCACCATATATATTTGGTTTAAATGATGGCACAGGAAGATTGGGTGTTTATATTACTGGTCACTATGCAGAAAGTAACATAGATGGTATTACAGGTGTTGATAGCACTATATGGAATATAGCTAATAATAAAAAACTTGGAGATGTTCCATCTACCAATCAATGGGTGCATAGAGCAATTACTAGAAAAGGTAATAAATTTACAACTTGGGAAAATGGTGTAAAAGTTGATGAGTGGTTTTCTGACAAAGTAATTAAAAGAAACACTCGCGATGCTAAAACAGGTGGTACTGATGAAAAAGCATCTTTAAAATTATCAATAGGTAGAAGTCAACAAGCAGATTACTTTAAAGGTTATATTGATGGGCTAAGGATTACGAAAGGTGAAGCTCTATATGATGCTAGCTTTACACCTGATACAACACCAACAATTCAAACTACTGTTAATAATTACACTGGTAACCACAATGTAGAGAGTGCCTATTCTGCTATTAAAAAAGTAATGTCTCAATTAGAAGCAGAGTACAGAATTAATACAAATGGTACTTTAGATTCAGGTTTACCAGAATCTATATTTGTTGGACATGGTACTAATGAACCAACAGCAATAATTGTCAGAGATAGTGGTGGAGAAGACCCTGCAATTATAGGTTTAAATCCTGATGCATTGACAACACAGTTTGAAGCTGAAGATTGGGTTGCTGGTGTTGAATATTTAGAAAATGTTGGTTCTGATGGTGAGCATATGGATAGTTATGAAAGATTTTTAACCAATGTACCTTATTATGATTTATTTGGAAATCCTTTAGAAAGAGTTGCTTATGTTACTGAAAGTGAAGTTACAAGTAACATGGCACCTAAAAGAGCTGAAGCATTTTTAGATGAATTTACAAGAATTAAAAAATCTCTTTCTTTATCTTTAGAATATTACGATGTCAAAGGTGATTTTGAAGTAGGCGATAATATTTATGTTTATGACCCTGAAATTGGTTTTGTAGATGACAATACAAAAGCCATTGCAGATGGTAGAAGTGAACCTTATGAAACTATATGGCAAGGTCAATTTATCAATCCTGAAAAAATAAGAATAGTAGGAATAACTTATCCTATTGAAGATACATTCGGTGTTTATTTAAGGAAAGTTGTTTCTACAAATCCATACAGTGTTAGATATTATGACTTATGTGACTATGTAGAGTTTGAGACTGGTAATACAACTTTAGAAGTAGGTGAGATAGGTAAGCAAATAGGAGATGATTTAAGATTTTCTTCACAAATATCTGGTGCATTTACTGGGGAAAAACAATATAAGCCAGGTAAAGTTTTAGACCCTGATGATACTGATAATGAAGGTATAAGAACTACTACAGGATTTGAAACAGATGCTTTAGGAACACAAAGGTCTATTATATTTGTAGAGTGGTTAGTTCCTAGAAATGATGATGGAACAATTATAAATAATGGTTTGCAATACGAAATTACAGTTCAACCACTAAACCCAGCACTAGGTGGTACAGAACATTACTTTATTAACTGGGGAAATACTACATTTACTATACAAGATTTATTGCAAGCTACTTCTTATAAAGTAGGTGTTCAAGCTATAACTACTGGTGCTTCTAGTGGTTTCGTATATGAAACAATAACTACAGCAGTTGATACAGGAACACCCCCTACACCTGATGAAGCAACAACACTTGCTTCCTTACAAGGTGCTATTCAAGTTATACATAGATTAGGTGCTGCTACTGATGCACAAGGTAATCCACTTGCTTCAGTGGTCGATTTCACTCTTCCATCAGACTTGTCACATTTAAATGTATATGGTTCTACAACTTCAGGTTTTACTGTTGGAGAAAGTAGTTTAATAGGTAAAGTACCAGCAGATGCATCAATGCTTAGATTAGGGATACCTGCTGTCACTACTCTTAAAGGAGATAGTTTAGATAGTGCAGATACTATGTTTTTTAGATTTACTGCTGTAGATTTAGCTGGTAATGAGTCTGCTGCTTCACCTGAACAACAGAAAAGTGCTAATTTAGTTTTAACTGAAAATATAGATGATGCTGCTATTACTACTGCAAAAATAAGAAACTTATCAGTCGATACTGCAAAGATAGCTAATGCTGCTATTAGTAATGCAAAAATAGGAAACCTTATTGAATCAGATAACTATTCATTAGGAACATCAGGTTGGACAATTAGAAAGCAAGATACTGGTTATCCAAATGGTTATGCAGAATTTAATGATGCAGTATTTAGAGGTAATATAACAGCAACATCTGGCAATATTGGTGGCTGGACAATTGCAAGCGATAAGCTATCAGCAGATGATGGTAATTCTAACTCTATGGAGATTGATGGTGCTAATGCTTTCATTAAGGCTAACTATACACAAGGAAGTGCAGGTTTTAAACTAAATGCAGATGGTTCAGTAGAATTTAATGATGGAACATTTAGAGGTGATTTATCAGCAGGTACAATTAGTATTGGTTCTGGTAATGCAGTATTTAAAGTAGATAGTAATGGTAACATGTGGCTTGGTCATGCTAATTATGGAGATGCACCATTTACTGTTTCAAATTCAGGTGTATTATTCGCTAGTGGTGCAACAATTACTGGTACAATGACAATAAACGCAGGTTCGGTTCATATAGGATAAGTTATGGCAATACATATAGATACAGATGGTAATTTTTGGTTTGGTCAAACAGGCTCGCAAGAATTAAGTGAGATAAGTTATACACCTGTTTTTTCTGTAACTAAGACTGGTGTATTAACAGCAACTTCAGGAACTGTAGGTGGTTGGGAGCTAGCAAATACTTACTTAAGAGCTTCAGATGGAACTAACTATATAACACTAAATAACAATGGTTCAATATCAGGTAATTACAGTCAAAATACTGCTGGTTGGATTATTTCAGCAGATGGAAGTGCAGAATTTAATAATGTAACAGTAAGAGGTGATTTGATAGGTGTTGAGCTTGCTGGAACTTTAGATTTTAATGGTGGAACATTTAGAACTTCTGCTAGTACACCAAGAATCGAAATAACAGACAATAGTCAAAGAGAAGGTGAAATAAGATACGAAACATCTCTTGGAACTGCAATGAGATTAGCAGTTGAATCTACTAGCCCAAGCGACTTTTTTATAGAAAATGGTATTTTAAATGGAGATACAAGGATTATCACATCAACTGGTGGAATAATTAGCTTAGAAGGAGATACTTTAAATTTATCCAATGGAACTTCAAATAATGACCCTATATTGACATTTAATGGTATTAACGCTGCCTCAAAAACAAGTACTACTTTAAGTAAATTACTTGGTGTAACTAGCTCAGGTAGACTTGCAGTTGGTTCTGCTACAAGTGGTGTTGCTAGCTTAAGTGTTTCTGGTGTTTTAGGTCTTTCTGGTTCAAGTGGTATATTAAACATTCATCATGATGAAAGCGACCATACAACTTTTGCTGCTAGTAGTCACAACCACGATGGAGAATATGTAGATACTGTTAGTGGTTCTACAGATGCATTAACTATTAGTGGTAGAAACATTACATTAAACTTTGGAACTACAGGAACTAGAGTTGCTGCAGGTAATCACGACCACGATAGTGATTATGCAGCAGTTAGTCATGGTTCTCATGTAAGTTCTTCTACAGCAGTACAAGCTCTTTATCCTGGTGGATTAAGAGGAAGTGTTACTTTATCTGCTAGCTCAGGTGGTAGATTTGTTGATTACATAGGTCAATCAGGTCAAACTATAAATCTTTACACAACAAACTATGCAGGAACTACTCTCTACACAAGAGACATATATCCTGATAGCAACGCAGACGAAGATATAGGAAACAACTTTGGTAATGGTAGATATAAAAGTATATATCTTATTAATGCACCTAATTACACTTCTGATGAGAGATTAAAAAACACTATAGAAGATATTCCTTATGGTATAGATTATTTAAACACATTGAGACCTGTTCAGTATGAATGGAACAGAAGAACAAGAAGTGGTTGCTTAACTTCTAATTATGTATTCCAAACAAAATCAGATGGAGAAACTTTAGAAACTGAATGTCCTGATTGTGTAGAAAATGAAATTGCTTGTGTAGTGGGAGAAATAGATACAACAGGTGTACCTGTAGGTCAAAAGTCTTGGGGATTTATTGCACAGGAAGTTTTGAACACCCCACCTGAAACAGATTTGGATATTGCTTTAGTAGATTACAACGAAACTTCCGATGAATATGGACTTAAAGGAACAGAGTTATTAGCACCATTAGTAAAAGCAGTACAAGAACTAAGCACACAGATTTCAGAATTAACTGCTAGAATCGAAGCATTGGAGGGATAATGCCTGATTTAACTCAAGAAGAAAAGCAAAATATATTATTAACAAATATTAAAGCTGCTAGAGAAAATTTATATATTGCTGAAATTAATGATAGTGAGCAATCAATTATTGATAATTTGCAAGCAAAAGTTGACTCTTTAGAAGCTAAATATGAAGAACAATTTGGTGGATAATGGCTAATAAATACGATATAAATTATCAATTTATGACACATGAAAGCAAAAGAAATTATCTTATTGCAAGAATGGCCGAAGCAGAACAATTACATTTTGAACTTATGGTAGATTCTTTAGATGAAAGTCATACAGACTATGAACAATGGTATGAAACAATAATTAAAGTAAAAGATGAAATAGAAAGATTGCGTTTTTTATATAAGCAGTTCGGAGGCACATTAGGTAGTGAATTACCTGTAGAACAAAGTAGCGTGCCTGATGGCAATTGATACAACTTTTGATGCTTCCCAGCGAATAGCTGGTTCTTCTGATTACGATGACCATATTTTTAGTTTAGATTCCAATGGTAATCCACATGGTTTTCAAGTATCTAATGCAATAGTTCACGTTG